GAGCTTTTTCTTGTGCAATCCGGCATAGCGTATCTTCAGAATCAGCACCAGTGTGGCTATCAGTTAAATGATGAACTACGCCGTCTACAGTTAGATCAAATGTGACTGCACATTTACCTTGCGATATATTTTTGGTTAAATTGGTTACTGCACTTACAGTATGTTGACTAGCCAATTGACTAGCCGAACGTATGTCACAATCTGCCCACGCAAGTTGACTAGCCAAAAGAGGTATTAGTAGTAGACGGTTCATGATTTATCGCACGAATATGAGTACCACCAAATAGTAGCTTTTAACTTACTATTGTATTCACGATCCACTAGGCTTAAATTATCCGGATCTGGATCAAAATTTTTATCTTGTTTGATCTTTTTAAGATGTGCCAATTGCTGATTGGCTAGCTCACAGCTGACTGGATAGTTAGCTAGAGCTTCGTAGGTTAGTGGTCCGGCCCAAGGGTTTGGACTTTCATGCTCGTAGCACCCTGCTAGCAGTAGTACTACTAAACACATTGCCAATTTCATTTTACATACTTTCTAATAAGATTCCAGCACTCTTCATTACTAGTATTATAAAACAATTTGGCTGCGCTGTCAACATCTTGTCCACTTTCTGTTGCAATTTGTTTCCGTATTATGGTCGGACACCAATTGAGAAATGCTTGCCCGACTCGATAATCTGGATTACGCATGTACTCCCAATTATAATGTTTGACAAACTCATCAAACTCTTGCGGGCTGAGCATTACTGACTAAATTTATAATTGATTCCGGCTAGAATAAAACTAATGGCAGCACCGGTATAGTCACCTTTGCCTAAATCTTCAAAACCACAAAGGGTTAGCCACCCAATTAGAAACCAAGTAATTTCTGTTTGATTATTCAAATACCATGATCTAAAGCTATTCATCCTCTTACTCCTGTGTTTGTTATTGTTACTTCGGGTCCTTCACTTTCAAAATCCATTCCGCTGCCTCTTCCTTCATAGCAACGACCGTTCCATTTTAATTTCAACTTGATTGCCTTGTTAATGATTACATCAAGTTGCTGTTGAAATACAAATTGATCAACAACTGCTTCAGTTAATTTGGCACTCTTAGCCATTTTAACCTTGCAGGTATTACTGTGGCGAACTATCTGCGACATTGCCCGCCTCCAATTCTGCAATGCGATTTTCAAGAGCATCAATATGATCGGCCATCTGCATTAATAAATTGTTAGTATTTTGACTAGTTGTTCGTAGCATATCTGCCACACTAATTTTTGGTTGTTGTTCTTCTACAATTTTAATTTCTTCTGACATTTTAAATCTCCAATAAAATATTTGGGTTCCAGCCGCTTTCCTCGTAGCCATCATAGCCGCGTGGATTACATACTATTCTAGTAGTACCGATCATGTAGTCAAATGGATAATGCGTATGCCCGTGTGTCCATAATTTAATCTGCGGGTGGTCAAGGATAAATTCATTCAAATCGCTGTGGTACCCGGCATTCATTATAGTTTCGTGTGCGTACATTTCATGCACACTAGCAAAACTTGGACTATGATGACCAACAACTACATATTTGTTAAATGGGTTACTTTCTACTACTTCTTTGATATAGGCTTTAGTACGACTGTGTCGGTCCATGATATCGGCAGCCTTAAGCGGACGATATCCAGCATGTTCTACCCGAATGATTTTAAAATCATTCATCATAGAGGGCAAGGCATGCATAGTCAATGGATCACCTTTATTACAATCAGTCCATAATGTTCCGCCCACAAAAGTAACATCGTCAATTACCTTGGTATCACGTTCCAAAAAGTAGATGTTGCTAAATGATTCCTCACACTCCTGTCTTAGGATATCTATAGTTTCCGCCCACTTGCCGTCATAGAATTCATGATTGCCGGCTATGTAGATAACATGTGGAAATTGGAAGCTACAGCGTTTAAGGAATTCTCTATAACGTAAGGCGGCCTGTTGACGATAACTCATACTATCAACCAATGCTTCACCGGCCCACGCCATGCTCACAGGCTTCGCTCGCTTAAGATGATCAGCGACCATGATATCTCCGCCTAGAATAAGGACGTCATAGTCGTTGTCATTTTTAATCTGTATGTCAGCAAACTCTAAATGTAGATCGCTGACTAGTTTAATTTTCATTGCTCAAACCCTTCTCGCAGAAGTTTTGCCTCTTCACGGCTATTCTCACAGGACTGACACAACACGCGGATCCATCCACCTCGTCTAGTTTCACCAGGTACTCCGCAACTTTCACAAGTAACACCAGACATTGACTCCGCCATGCTAACTAACCCAGCAACATATTCATCTCCGCCTTGATAATAGAATCGTAGCGAACCGAACTTTTCTTTGACTTGTTGTACAACTACCTGTGGAACAATTTCGCCATCTTTATTTTTCCAATCTAAGTGATGTTGGATGTTTTGGCATAACTGAACTAGGATATTAGCCCAGCCTGCACCCACAGCAATACCACCGTACTTACCTACAAACATTTTTGGATATACTTTTGGAAAGTATTCTTGCATTTCTTGTTCTGTCATAGCTTGCTCCTTGTATTATGTATTTTACATGAAAATGCAGTCGGTGTCAATCTTTTGTAACCTTATATAGACCTTTTTGGCTAGGCGTTGTATTATTGGATTTGAGATATTGCCAAATTGTTTAACATATGAATGTAGAGCAGGACTAACATATTGACTATTGAATTTTAATTTACTCAGGCTGGCAAATGTTGGCATGTATCTTAGCGCACGAGTTTTACCTAGACTTCTACATAATTCGATGGCTATGCTAATCGCGTAGGCATCTATTTCGTCAGGGTCTTCTAGATAGGTATTACCATTATAAAAAACTTCAAAGATTCTTTTACGGCTTTGGCGTTGATGTCTAAACTCGTGTACAGTGGCATCAAATATTTGTATTAGCAAATTAGTTATATGCAATTCGTCCCAAACTAAGTCTTTGGTGAAATTATGATATATGCTTATTTCTATTGCTATTTCTCGACGATGATCATCGATCGGGTCATAAAATGCATTAACACAGAATTCGTCTAAATCTAGTGTTCGATCTCTCAGACTCTTTATTCTAATATCAAACCCTTGGGTTCGAAATTCTCTGCGTAGGCTAGTTAGTAATGATTGGAAACTTACACCCGATTTGCTTTTGTTCCTTACGGTCTTACAAACTAAACAAACGGATTCCATTACGCTATTCATTACTATAACCTATAAGTTATCCTACCTTTAGTTAAATCATAAGTGCTGACTTCTAATCTAACTGAATCACCTTCGATAATTCTTATTTTATGCTGTTTAAGTTTCCCGCCCAGGTAACACAGTAGTAAATCGGGCATATTTTCTACACGCACTCTAAACATATTAGCAGGTAGAACTTCTTCTACAGTACCGGTTAATTCTAATAAATCGTCTTTACTCATGCATTTACTTTTTGAATAGTCCAACTACCATCATGGTTATCAGTCCATTCCAATGTATCCCCTTCTTTCCAACCCTGAGTTTCTAAAAAATCATCCGGAAACGGCAATAATAAATCGCCTGTTGCAGGATCTTCTTCTACAGTTATAGTCCAATTTGTTTTCATATTATTATTTAACCTAGTGTTTATCTTTAGGCCATGGAACTGGAATCCAACCTAATCTGTTGAAATCTCTTTCGATTTCATCGGTTACTGTACCTTCTGGAACATATTTTTTGGCAGCAAATTCTGCTTGTGCATCATGCTCCTGTTCATTTGATAGTGCCGCAAATCCACCCATACCACTGCAATACCAATCCATATAGTCGCCCTTACCTATGAAGTCAGATACTAGTCCGCCGGCGGCACGCCAACTACAGGACCAATATTCTTCTTTTAGTATGGGCCATAAATCACGTGGGCAATATTGCATATTGCATAATGCCGCATAGAGATTTTGAGCATAGTCATCACGAGTCCTAATTTTATTCAGGATCTCGTCATCACGCCAAATATCTTCTATGAGATTATATTCCTTCATTCGTGCCATGCGCCCTGAAAACAGTGCCGAGTTTCGTGACCCAGGGTGTGCATTGTTGGGTTTTTAAAGGTATAGATAATACAGTTATTCACGCCGTTAACTGGGGCATCATTAAATGAACAGGCTTGCACAGCCATTTTAAATCCGGTTCCACCTCTGCGTCGGCTTTCTTTATCACAAGCTGCCTGTACATCATCAACAGGGATCCATCGGATATTGCTTTGAACTGCAATATTTTTAGCGGTGGAAAATGGCATGATCGGATTATCTTCAAATCCGTATGCAGTGGAACTTACCATTAATACTAAAAATAAAAACTGTTTCATACTAGCCTTTCTGTGCCTATTTTGGTGTAGACGGAAGGATTCGAACCTTCAAAGTCGCTCTAAGAGCTAGACCCTTGCCCTCCCCAACAAATGCTGGGGAGGAGGTATACCAAGTTCCACTCACGTCTACATTGTTATTATAGTGCCTTTTGTAAATACTGTCAATGCAATTTTCTACAATACCCTTCGATAAGATTACATATTTTGGACAGCAAACCATGCTGGATCGTCCATTATTTAACACGAGTTGGATATTGGGCCGTTTTTGTAATTATAAATGTAGCTATTGCTGGCCCTATGCTCGCAGTGACAAAATGGACTATCAGCCATTTGAAGTCTATACTCACGCAATAGATGAGATTAAACGTCAAGCTCGCCAAAATGGATTTACTCAATTTCACTGGTCATTCAGCGGAGGCGAACCTACAGCATACAAGCAACTGCCCGATTTAGTAAAACATCTAGATGAAACAGAAAGTCCCTATCAAAGCATACACATGACAACCAATTTGAGTCCGGGATCAAAATGGTGGAAGACATGGTGTACTAATACAGCTTTATTACAGCGTCGTAGTATCACAGCTAGTTTTCATGCAGAGTTTGCTAAAGAGCAAGAGTTTGGTGACAAATGTCTACAGTTGATTTACGAAGGAGTATATGTTACAGTTAATCAAGTAATGGTTCCTGAACAGTTTTATGAAACACTAGAACGTTGTAATCGGTTACGTTCCAAAGGAATTAATGTAACACTTAAACCACAAAGCAATGATACTGCAACTGCTATCGTAGATGGATATACTCCCGAAATGATCAAGATCATGCAAGATGACTTTGAACAACAAGAAGGTTATCAGATTAGATTAACAGACGGTCATCAAGATTATTATATCGATCAAGCAGAACGATTTAATGCGTTGGGTTTTAATCAGTTTACTGATTGGACTTGCAACAGCGGATACCAAAGTGTTATAATAAGAGGTGACGAAGTAAAACGAGCATATAGTTGTCAAGAAGAATCTTTGGGCACAATAGAAAAATTTACTTTGTTTTCCAACCCTAAAAAATGTGTAACTACCAGATGTGTTAGCTCAGCAGATAGCAAGGTACCAAAATGCAAATAGATACCGAACACTTACATTTTTGGATGCAGGCCATCCGACAAAGTCCAGATCCTATGAGAACTATGGACGCATTTTGGCAAGGGCAAATTAAAAGCAAAGAATGGTTAATAGACAATATTAAACCCTATGTTGCTAATGCCGTGAGTATAGATATTCACGGAGGATGGGTAGGTGTCTTGGCCAGTCTTTTATTTCAAAGTGATATCGCAATTAAATATCTGCGTAGTATAGACATAGATCCGGCATGCCAGCCGATCGCCACAATGATGAATAAGATAGAAGAGCAAGACGGATACTTTAAGGCTGTTACCGCTGACATGTGCGAAGTGGAGTCTACAAGCGATATCATAATTAATACCAGTTGTGAACACATCACACAGGAGCAGTACGATAAATGGTTATCAAATTTACCAGACTCAAGTCTGCTGGTACTACAAAGTAACAATTACGATATTCCGGAGCATGTTCGATGGGCCAATGATCTCGGTGATTTTCAAAAACAAAGTAATATAAATGTACTGTGGAGTGGCGAGTTACCTACACAGTTGTATAATCGTTATATGTTAATAGGCTACAAACATGTTTAAATTTAATGAACTAAACGCTCTTCAAATTGAAATAACTAATCGCTGTCAAGCAGCCTGTCCACTTTGTGCAAGAAACGTGCATGGTGGGTTAGATAATCCTATAATGAAGTTAAATGATTGGTCTCTCGATGATTTCAAAAGAATTTTTAATAAAGAAGTATTGTTACAGATTAAATCTATTGATTTCGCAGGAACTGCTGGAGAGCCCACACTTAATAAAGATTTAATTGCCATGTGCGATTATGTTAAGACAACTAATCCAGCTATATTCATTAGTATTTTTACTAATGGTGGCGCACGAAATTCTAAGTGGTGGGCAGAATTAGCAACAGTAATGCCATTCAATCATAGCGTAGTTTTTGCATTAGATGGATTAGAAGATACTAATCACCTATACAGAGTTAACGTGACATATGATATGGTTATAAAGAACGCAAAGACTTTTATAGCAGCAGGTGGCTATGCAACGTGGCAGTTTATACAGTTTAAACATAATCAACATCAAATTGAGGAAGCTAAACAACGAGCTAGGGATATTGGATTCAAAGCATTTTCATTAAAAACTAGCCGCAGGCACGGTGACGAACCATTTAAAGTACTAGATAGAGATGGTATTGTTACACATTACTTAGAATCTTCAGATTCTGCTCCTATCAAATTTATTAAGAAGGGAGACTTTGATAATTTTAAAAAATGGGATAAAGCTGATGAAATCCATTGCTATGTTAAAAAGAATAGAGAAATTTATATTGACGCAAACTACATAACCCTGCCTTGTTGCATTATGGGATCGTTAACCTATTTAAATATTGATTATAATAAAGAATATTATAAACAGTACAACGTCTACGATTCAGTGTCAAACTATGATGCCGGCACTGGATTAAATGAAAGTTTTTCAAAACTGGTAAATGATATGGGTGGATTTGATGCTATTGATGCTAGTAAAGTAGACATTAAAAGTTTGCTTGAATCGGAGATGTGGCAAACAATTATGCAGAAGAAATGGAAGGATAAAGATTCTGATGTATGTATTAAGATGTGTAGTGCATCTAGTCCTTTTTCCACTATGGAAGATCAAGACACTTATGTAGAACGTTTTAATTAAAATACGTATCGAATCCGCGACCGGCCCTATTTGTTGTACCTCGTATAAAGAAATCAGCAGTTAAGCAAAAACGATTTTGTCCACTGTTGTTAACTTCGGCTTCGTGTTCTAAATGGCTAGGGAAGCAAACAGTCATATTGTTTTTAGGAGTTATTGAATAATCTTTGCAATTAATTAAATTTGTAGTATGATATTCAACATCTAGCATAGCAGGGAATAAATTTAAATAATGAGTATTCTTCTTAAAAATAAGATTACCACAGTTTTCGTATGTATCTAAGTAAGTAGTTAATACAAACACACAATTATTATGTATATGGGGTCTATTATATTGACCAGGTTTATGTCTTGTAATCCAACTATGCTTAATGCTAATACTTAAAGACAAATCTACACATAATATGTCTCTCCAGTACGTGTTTGCAATGTTAATTGTATTTGCTTTTAGCTGTGCCAATTCTTGACAATCGGTTAATACTTGAAATGATTTTGAAATATCAAGATAGTGGTTTTCTTTACTATGCCATGGCATATATTCTAATTTGTTTTTTATAAAATCCATAGTGTCTACGGGTAATTCGGGTGATTCGAATATGGATATAGGAACTGGAAATAAATTAATAGTAGTTGACATAAGAATATTTATGCCACTATAATCCTTAAATAAATATGATGATATGTATAAATTTAAAGAAATAGGCGCCCTTCACGTTGAACTTAGTTCAAATTGTCAAGCCAGTTGTCCTATGTGCGCTAGAAATCATCACGGCGGCAAAGATAATCCCTTGCTCAAAGTTAAAGATATTGATCTTAGATTCTTTATTAGAATGATTCCTAGCAGGCTTGTAGAACAATTACACACTATAACAATGTGTGGAAACTTCGGTGATCCATTGCTTAATAATGACTTACTTAATATTGTCAAATATATTACTATGAACAATCCTAATATTAGGATTGATATACATACTAACGGAAGCCTACGTTCGACTAAGTGGTGGGCAGAATTAGCCGCAGCATTACCCGACAATCATCTTGTACAATTTGGTATTGATGGATTGGAAGATACTCACGCACTGTATCGTGTGGGGACGGACTTTAATAAAATCATTGACAATGCTAAAACATTTATTAATGCTGGCGGCAAAGCTCGCTGGAACTTTATTACATTTAGACACAACGAACATCAATTGGAAACCGCCCGACAGATGGCTAAGGATTTAGGATTTGATAGCTTCTATGAAAAGCAAACTAGCCGCTTTATAGGTAACCCTTGGTTTGATGCTTACGATAAAAATGGGAATGTAACCCATCGATTAGAAAATCCAACGGAACAAAAATTAGTGTTTGTAGATAAAAAGACTGTAGAAAACTATAGAGAATTAGTTGCTAGTGCAACAATTAAATGTGAAGTTGAAGAACTTAATAGTGTATATATAGATGCACTAGGATACCTATGGCCTTGTTGCTTTGTTGGAGCCACTCCATATATACATACAACAGAACAACAACTTGTTCATGATTTTCAAACAGATAGTAAATCAAGCCTTAATAGACTGCTAGAAAAATTTAAAGGTATTGAACAATTAAATTTACGTAAGAGGTCTGTTCAGGAAATAGTAGATAGTCCTGAATGGCAAAGTCAGTGGGACGAATCCTTTGAAGGTGATAAACTACATGTCTGTGTAAGAACTTGTGGTAAGTTTCCCGATGCTGTTATTAGTCAATGCCGCGATCAATTTGTAGACCTGGACACATTTAATGAATAAGGTATTTTGGCTACAGCCCGAAACAACCCAACTAGGTGATTGGCAAAAACAAATTACCGAGCTAACCGGAAGTCCTAGCTTTTGTGTCCTACCGTGGATACATCTGGCCACCCGCCCTAATGGTGATATGCGTATATGCTGCGTGGCAAATGCGTCAGGTGCCGATAGTGGTGAGTACGATGTGGGGCTTGTTAAAAAGGAAGATGGTACTCCTGCTAATTTTGGGCATGATTTGCCCACTGAGGCATTTAATAACAACTATATGCGATCGGTGCGTAAAACAATGTTAGCTGGTGAAGTGCCAGCTAGCTGTTTAAAATGCTATCAAGAAGAACAACAAGGTGTTGCCAGTAAGCGTATCTGGGAAACAGGCACCTGGCATTTACAAGAAAAAATCGATATTAAAGAATTAATTGCAGAAACGCAAGCAGACGGTTCTGTACCTTATAAGTTACAGTATTTAGATCTTCGCTTGGGAAATACTTGCAATCTCAAATGTATTATGTGTAGTCCACACGATAGTAGTTTATGGACTCCCGAACATAAAAAAGTATATCCGCTCTTTCAAAGTCCGTTAATTAAAAAACAAATGGGCTGGGATAAAAAAATGCACAACAACAGCTGGCATGAAAATCCCGAGTTCTGGGAAGAAGTCTATGATCAAATTCCCAACATTAAACAGTTGTATTTTGCAGGTGGTGAACCGTTGCTCATAAAAGAACATAAGGTATTTCTTTTAGAAATTATCAAACGTGGTTATGCTAGCCAAATTAGTTTACGGTATAATACTAACGGTATACTAGTCAATGATGAAATAATTGATATATGGAGCCAATTCCGTAAAGTAAAAGTAGGTGTTAGTTTAGACGGTATAGGACCGCGCGGTGAGTATATACGCTATCCCTTAGATTGGAAGACAGTAGAAGAAAATTTAATTAAGTTAGATAATGCTCCAGACAACATACAGACTAACATTGCCATGGCTGTACAGATACTAAACATTATGCACGTTCCGGATTTTATTAAATGGAAAGTGCGTATGAATTTTAAGAAAGTTAACTTTGATAAGAATGCCGCGGGACATGTAATGGGTGGAGGTTTAGTAGGTGTACACTTGCTATGGATTCCTACTTGGTTAAGTTTACGTGTATTACCTAAAGAAGATAAGGCAGAAGTACGTGAACTATTTTCTGAACTACAGCAATGGTTATGGGACAACTATACACAAGATGCAGAGTTCTGGGAAGTTAATCCCTATGGATGGCGTCGCTGGGAAGGTATACTAGACTGGATGGACGCAGAAGATCATACTAATTTACTACCAGATTTCCGTGAGTACATTAATACAATGGATGCACAACGTAAAACTGATTTTAAAATTACATTCCCCGAGTTGACACATTTACTATGATTACTCGGATTGAATCAACACAACCCCGTAATAGATTAGAACTTCGATGGGCTTTGAACAACGTTTGTAATTTTAAATGTAGATATTGTTTTCCGGGTAGTAATGAAGGAAATTATCCAAGCCCAACAGATGTTGATTTATTAATTAAAAATTTTAATTACATGCTAGATTATTATAGCAAATATGCCGGTAAAGAAGTATTTGATTTAAAAATACTAGGCGGCGAGCCTACTATGTATAAAGACCTTGATAAATTTATTAGAGGAATTAAAAAAGAACATAATGTATATGTTAGTGTTGTTTCAAATGGATCTCGAACAATACGATGGTGGAAAGAAAACGGTATGTTAATTGATAATTTAATTTTAAGTTATCATCAACAATTTGCTGATTTAGATCATACTATTAATGTTGCTGATATTATTCATGCGTATGGTAAAAAAGTTACAGTTCATGTGTTAATGGATGATCAGCACTGGGATGAATGTGTTGCAAGTGTAAATTATATCAAAGCAAACAGCAAATATCGTTGGATGATTCAAACCAAAGAGTTAGTTTCTACTTCTCGAGTTAACATCTCGTATACAGATAAACAAAGAAACTTTTTTAAATATGAGCTTAAACGATTTCCTAGCATAATATGGATTTTAAAAAATCTTCATTTATTGTTTAAAGGACACGTTAAATTATTTGAAAGCAAATATACAGTTAATGGTAAGAAGCGCCGAGCTACTTCTCAATATTATATAACTACACAAGAAAATAATTTTAAGGGATGGGAATGTGCAATCGGAGTGGAGTCAGTCTATATAGATTTTGACGGTGAGTTAAAAGGTAGTTGTGGTCAATTAATTTTTAATAATACAAGATATAATATCTTAGACAAGCAATTTATTAGTATTTTTAATCCGCAACTATCACCTAGCATCTGCACTATTAATAGATGTGTATGCCCGCCAGAAACACATTTATCAAAGTCTAATCTTAGTCAACGGAATGTCGGCAGCACACGTACAATAATTCCGATCACAGATAATCGGATCTACAGGAATAGTAAAGTTTCCCTGGTAGATATTACCTAAACTACCGCCCACTCGGCAGGTAGCGCGATGTACATCACCATCCCAATTAATCATTAGACTTTCTATCCCGGCGTTGCACGACCAACCCTTGTACTGATTGCGATGCAGTTTAATAACATCGTTGGCATGCTGTGTTATTTGTCCAAACTTATCATCGAGCCAAATAATAACGTTAGGAGCAACTGTTGCTTCACTATCTTTAATCCAATTTAAATCATCTGGGTGATAGCGCATATCATCGAACAAATCGTGATCTCCTTCGGTCCAGCGTATTCTGCGTATAGTGTATGGTACTTTTATAATATCGAGATAATCAGCTGAATCTTTAACATCCTTCATGTGATCATGATGTGCCATTAACTGTAACACTAACGATTTGCTACTATCTTTCAAGCTAGTGGCAGTATGTAAAACTCTCTTAAAATCATATTCAAAGTGTATACTGAATACATATTGATCAACTCGTTGTCGTTGATACCATTCAGGTGTGCGTGTACCATTTGTAGTCACGCTGATCCAACTGATACCGACATGTTTAGCATAGTTGATTAATTCTTCAAAGTTTGGATGTACTGTAGGTTCCCCACCTGTGAAACTTAGTCGTACAGGTTTGCCTATCTTTACTAATTGATCTACGGTATTCTTTAATATTTCTATATCAGTATGTTTACTATTATTATCATGTATACTGCTAGGACAATAACTACAATCGTAGTTACAACGCTTGCCGAGATTCCACTCGACTTTAACACTATTTTGATGGGGCCAGCGGCTAGTAACTTTAAACATAGTCTTTGAATTCTTGTACTACATCAGTAAATGTTCGGCTGTTTCTAGTTTTATCTAACCGCCGATTAAACTCTACGCAATCTTCCCATAAATCACTAAGATCCTTAGCATTAAGAAAATTAATGTTATCTTGAATTTGTCCTAGTGTGTATTCTAATAGTTCAGGTCGTTCTTTAACTAGTTTGAAATTGGCCACTCGATCTTTAACTGCTTCCAGACGCATGATAGCTAACGATTTTAAGGGAGCAGGTAATACTTGCGCCGATAATAGATTAGGATAACTTACACGATGGGTGTGAAATATAATACCTAACTTGTCTAAAAACTCTTCTATAATCTTGTCTAATATTAGTACGTTACTTACCTGAACAGTACAGGCACCTACTATACGACTAATGTTTGGTATAGATTGTATTTGCCGAATGTTAGTAACCACTTCCTTCCAGCTGGCATTTGATCTTATGTATTCATATACATCACCTATACCATCTATACTTACATTGACCGCTACACTTTTGAACTTGGGCCAGTATTGCCAAACAGTTCTGTTACTCTTGCCTAGCATACTTAAATTAGTAGCGTACTTTATTTCAATTTGATCACCGTACGGAGCAAGCATATCTAATATACGATAGTGCTGTGGATCCATTAAGGGCTCCCCACCGGCAAATTCTACACGACGGAAGTGAGGTAATAGTTTTTCTAGACTAGCCCACCACGCTGGACTATCTTGGAATTTATCTAGATGGGGTTTACTTTCTAAATTATTTTCTTCTACAATAGCATACATTATATTGCTTTCTTTCTTGTAGAACTCTTTAACTTCATTCCAGTCTGTCCAACTAGTGCTATCCATAGGATGACACATACGGCAAGCAAGATTGCATAAGTTGTTTAATTTAAGTTCCATGGTAGGAATCTCAAACGGCATTGTAAAATCGTCTTGTAAACTGTTGAGTGCATCAGGATATAAATTAATCCTAGCTTCTGGTATCTTACCTGCTATATGACGCTGACGTAAACTTTCAACACCTTGATCTTCTAAACTAAAACATGGTTCACACTCGGGCGGACGTTCATCGTTGAGCACCTGCTGGCGAATACGTTTGATTGTATTGTTATTCCAAATTTCTTCTAACGATTGTTTATCTATAAATCCAATAGGATGGCTGCGACAGCAGGCGCAGATAGCCCCATCTTCTCTTGTGGCTAATCCTGTAAAAGGATGCATACAGAATGTTTTACTGTTTGGCAACATATCTTATTAGAGGACTTAGTCCCACTGGTTGGTTATCTTTAAGAGCAAGGTAAATGCTCTTAGTTGGTGTTAGATCAAAGTCCTTGCATATCTTATAGTAAGTATCGCCGTAAGTATTCCACAAATAGTCTGGTAGAAGATTACGTAAGAAGTGTAAGCCAATCATCGCAGGTGCACGGAGATTCATATTAAAGTCATTCATAATAGTAACAGCATCTGGATCCTGACTTTTAGTCCAACGCAATCCTACACGATTCCAACCTAGACCCAAACCTTTACTGAGGCTGATACCAACGCTACGAACAGCAGGATGCCCGACATCGAAAACAATATCCCTACAACAAGTAATCCAAGCGCCATCAATATGGACCGGAATTTCTTTATCCAAACATTCATCTAATATCTCCGTCATTTGATCATAGACTGCTCCTGTACCGGGAAAGGGCATGGCAATAATTAACGGTAAGTCTCGACGTAAGTATCCCGGTATACTGTAAACTAAATTAGGATTTAGTCTAGCGTGATATCTATAATCGCCCTTTAGAGTCTGCACAGGCCCTTGCATATAGATAGCATCGATAAATTGTGTACAACCATTTATAATATCAACACGGTCAAATTTATCAAACCCAGTGATATTATTAAGTTTACTGGCAAATAACCATGCCGTCATTTCTTTTTTAAAATTGATATAGACTTGATCAGTAATGTCTTTATCCAGGACTCCGTTTAATACATCTTGTTGCAGTTGCTCAATCCTAAGATCAGATAATGGTTGAGGACGATCTATCTCTAGCCATTTGGAATCATATGAAGGAGCAACACGTTGTGGTTTCATGAATTATTTACACTATAATACTAGCACATAAATATTTCATGCTAGAGCTCACTGATTATACTATATCTAACGAATTATTACAAGAGGCAATTAGTCTATTGCCCAAAATAGATGCACGGTTAGCTCTTAATCAACCTAGTGCTAGATTCTTTAAAGATCCCTGGAAAATAAAACCAGAGTTTAAAAACACAGTTTGGGAACAGATTCTAGATAGTATTGCTTGCGATAAAGGAGAAGCCAGACTAATTAAACTATCTCCGGGTGAGGCATATCCTAGTCATGCTGATATGGATGATCGATGGCATTTGTCTATTTGCGGTAATCATTCATATCTAATAGATTTAGAAAATAATCAAATGTTTCAAACTAAAGTAGACGGCTGTTGGTATAGTATGGACGCCGGAGTAAGACACACTGCTGCTAATTTTGGCAGCGAAGATAGATTGCAGTTAGTGGTCAGGAAGTTACTACCGACTAATATTCTTAAAGATCCGATTGATGTACATATTACGCTGAAAAATATCGTAGCAGATCGTAGATTTTTATTTGATGATATTATTAGCCCGTGGTTGAATAGAGCGTTCAAACGTGGTATTGTTAGTGACTTTGATGGTCAAGATCTAATTGCAAAACTTACCATAGAAGTAGACTGCTTAGATGAGTTAGATGCGTTGACTAAAGATTATTTTATACTAACAATAGATGTATGAATACAGATAATTGGAATCCCTTTTATAAAATCAATCCAGAAGATAATAATCTGATTGAAACTAATTTAATATATACTCCTCTAGTAAGTCCTAGTGGTAATGTATTTTGTATGCATTTTGATCATACTAGCAAATACCAAAATGAAGATCTAGCACACTGGTTACCTAATCGCCCGTACTATACTAAAGAGATGGTTAAATTTTTCTTCGATAGAGAAGTTGAGTATCTTACAGTATTCAAAGATAGAGTTTGGGCTCCAAGAAATATTTCAATAGACACAGAAGAACAAAAGATATTTTTCAGCTGGGTTGGAGAAACCTGTAATCAAATAGTATATACAGAGCGTAGTTTAGATGAAGAATGCCCCGATTGGAAAGAACAAATGTTTTCAATTTTAAAAGACATAGTTGATTCTGGATACTATAAAACTAGTCTATATCCGCATTGTTATTTTATTGATAACGGAGTATTGCGTACATTTGATTTTTATGGGTGTGTTAGAGCAAGAGATCCGTATGTCAAATTAGATCATATTCGAGGTATGATCGGTGAAACGTCGGGACCTAGATTTGAAGCAGCGATAGAAGGTGATGTTCTTAATATTGAAATATTATTCAAACAGGCATTAGAATCATGGGTTAAGTGGCCAGACGATGTTTTACCAAAAATGTACAAACAGCTATTTTAATAAAACTGTTATCAACCAAAAGATTATCATATAAATATTTCATGAATTGTTCAAATATTATAGATTGGAAACATGTAATTGATACCCTAAAGGATCCAGCAGTTCCTGCATATATCAAACCGGAAGAATGGTCCATGAAGAAAGATTATAATGAAATCCACAAGTTATGGATGGACGCTAATATGAATATTGCCGGCGTTCGAGTATTCAATTATGAACCATTCCAAATCGATGATAACGTTGTTCCTGCGATGGAGAAGTTCTTAGGGTTGACTCATGTAGAATCTTGGATTAGTAGAATAGATCCTGGATGCATGGCCCCTTACCATTGGGACTTTGATAATCCTGCTATTGCAACACTGCCTCGAGAACCAAAAAGATATTCTGTACACATTAGCGAATTTTCATTTGGTCATGTTTTTATTGTAGATAATAGAATTTGTTATAATTTCCAAGTAGGTGATATAGTAGAATTTTCAAATTTTAGAGAGTGGCATGCTGGTGCCAACATGGGCCTTGTTCCGAAATACATGTATCACTTTATAGGATATTAAATGAGTAAAGTTAAATTTGTAGGTAATTCTGCAGATATCATTGACTGGAACAAAGTTGTAGCAGAAGTTATCGATAAGCCGGGCAAGTTAGTCACAGCCGATAGATCCAAGTGGAAGATGGATTCTAATCCGGTCTACGGAGAACTGGTAGATCTATGGGAGCGAGCAAACTTTAACTTTGATTCTATCAAATGGATTAACTACTACCCGGGACAAGACTTTGATAGCGAAGTTATAGTTAAACTAGAAAACTTATTAAAAGTTAAAACAATCAAAGTATGGCTGGCAAGAATAGATCCCGGATGGTGTACACCATGGCATTGGGATACTGATGATAATGAAGAAGAATGGAATAAACTAGGAAACACTCGTCGCTTTATGATATTCATTGATCCGCCTGCGGTGGGACATATACTTGCCATGGAAGAACAGTGTTTCTATAATGAAGCCATCGGCAACATGTATGAGTGGAGTGACTATAAACTATGGCATGCTGGAACTAATGTAGGACTTACTCCTAAGTTTATATTACACTGGATGACTTACGATTAATCTAAATTATGATCAATGTAGAATTTAGGTTTATGATATGCATCATCGGTTTCATGAGTACTAAATTGAAAAGTCACTCTCGGTATCATGCTAAGATTAACTACTCCGTGTATTAGATCGGCCTGATCCCAAGTCCATAAATCACCAGCTTTATAATTAGTCATCATCTGGCCCCCTTCTGATACAAATACATGGCCTGGATGATAATCCATCATTGCCATCCAGTATCGTTTAGCAGTTTGATAAATCTTTGTATGTGGGTCGTAATGCATACAAGCAACTGAGCCTGGCAGGAATTTAATGAACCACCAATCCCAAGTTTTATTCCCTAAATCAATAGGTGGTGTTATTACAAAGTCCTTAATATCTTCAGTATACTGATTATACATATTTGAGTAAAAGTTACGTTTATCGTAACCTGCTGCACAAAAAGTTTTATACCACGCTTCGTGTTCGGGGTGACCCTTCCATGTCAGTGGTTGATTTAACAGCGTCGGATCACCTTGAGTTTCTACTATTCTTTCTAGTAGCTCTGGCTGAATCCAATCTTTAAAATTACCTAGATATTTCATTATAAAAACTCATCTGCAGACTAATTCGGGGATTCATACTGATATTTGCAGCACCGTGCAAACACATAGCATCAGGCCATAAAAACAAATCGCCAGCCTTATAATTATTTAATAACACATCATCGTAGACAAATATGTGTCCATCTTCAAAATCTGTTAGCATCATAGTATAACGCTGACAATCTTGTGTATCTATAACATGCGGATCAAAATGCATAGGCTGCATATCCCCACCCATGTATTTAACTATCCACCAATGATGTACTGGTGGCAAGTCAGGTAGATTAAATTTAAAATCAATTTGATCTAAAAACGGTTTTATACATTCTGTATTTTCAGTGTACTGATGAAAATGATAATCTAGTTTAGGATAGCCGGCATTTTCTAAAGCAATACGGGCAGCGTCCCATTCTGGTTTACCCGACCATTTTTCAGGCTGATATACCGGAGTAATTTCACCATCATTGTTTAATACAGCATCAATTAATCCTGCTGGAATTTGATCTATGTAATTTCCGATATATTTCATTTTAATATAAATCTAAGATCGATATGCGTTTTTAAAAAATCTGCCACAAGCTCGTGTCCATTTTCCAGGGGATGATCACCAGGACCCCAATCTATATTAGGGAAGTTCATTACATAATGCCTTAATGCCATAGTGACCATGTAATAAGTTAAATCCATTTGTGATACAAATAGGTCTTTTATATCTTGGCGCAACAACACCGTCTTTGTGTCAAACGTGTTAAGCATTAAGTAAGGAATATTATTTTTCTTTAGAAATGATTCTAATAATACTACTTGAGTTAAAAAATTTATAACATCAGTTTCATCGGAAGAATATCGTGTCCAAATTTTTTCAGCAAGTTTTTGATCATCCCCACGAGTCGATGCTGAAAAGTTAGTCCAGTTATTTTTTTCTTGACTAAACAATTCAAAACGATGTATCAATGTCCATGTAATAATAACAAGAGGTTTACGCCCTTCCAGTAATAATCTACTAATATCTTCAACAGTAGTTCTAACTATTCTTTGATTACTACCACCTGGTGAAGCAGAATTTAACAACGGTAAATTATAATGCTTTGATAACAAGCCTGGAAAGGAATATGCTAATCTATGTGCTTCGCTTTCATCACCTAGCTCTGATCCCCAAGCCCAACTATCGCCATTACAATATAAAATGTCGGGTGTAATTTCTTGAGGTGAAATGGTTATATGCTTCATTTACGATCCTTTAAAAATTTAAGTAATGGATTAAAATAATCACGCATAACTTGCTTGTATATTAACAGCATATTTCCACTGACTTTCGGTACGTTTTCATACTCTTCCCATGATAGTGAATCGAGCTCTTCCCAGGACCAATCTCCGTGATCAAATGCAGTATGTTTAAATACCCACTTACCTTTGCGTTTGATTGTACTTAGCCTAGCTTCCCAGTAGTCTGATACCGCTTTGGCTTCATCGTAGTTGGTAATATCAGTACCGTCATTCTTTTCCCAATACCAGGGGCGATTTATTGGGTCAGGCCAACTATAACCCCACTTTTCAGCTTCACGTTCAAATTGACTAGTGACCTTATATCTATCTAAGGGATCCGGGGCATACTGCCGTAGTGGAACAAGACCGATAGCATCGATAGGAGCATCTTCACGCATAAACCATTCGACAGATTCTGCAACGCTGGCACTATCTTCCCCCGGTAAACCTGTGATAAATTGGCTACTGATTAACACATCTCCGCCCCATACTGCTTTACAATCTATCAGAGCTTGTTTAAGTTTATCCGGACTTGCTCCTTTTTTAATTGCGCGACCTGCTGTTTTATTAAACGTTTCGATGCCTACTACAATATCTTTAAATCCACAGTCTTTAATAAGTTGCATTTGTTCGGGGTGACTCGCTATTAGATCTAATCTAAAAAATCCCCAGAACGCAGGCTTAAATGGTAAACTTTTAACAATAGCTAAAAATGTTTCTAGTTTTTCTGTGCTGTCATTAAACGTGTCGTCGGTCACGTAGTATTTCCATACACCCCAACGTTCCCAATTCTCTATAAGTTCTTCACGAATAAGTTCCGGGGTCTTTGTGTAATCAGCTACATTCTTTTGTCCTATTAACGGCCAAGTACAAAAACTGCAACTAAAACGGCACCCCCTGCCAACTTCTAATCCTAATCCTTCGTACGACTGTATAAAATCTTCTTCCTGATAGCGTGTAGTGCTGTAGACATAGTTGAATTGTTCTTTGTTACCCTGAGCTTTAGTATCGTAGTCCACAATAGTATTAAAGATGCGTTTGGGTCCTTGCCCACTAATGCTTAATACATAGTCAACAAACATAGTTTCGGCCATACCTACAAAGTAATTATCAACTAACGGTGTACCAAAGTATTCCCAAGTCTTACTGCCGCCCATGACAATTTTGGTCTTAGGATTTAGATCTTTAATATACTGTAACCAAGGAAGACTGTTACCGTTGGCAAACTGTAGTGGTAAACCTTTTGCATACCATTCTTCATCTTCTAATTTTAAAAAATCCTGTGAGCTAGTCCTGGCATAACTGGCCTGTAATAATCTTGCTTTCTTTTGTCCTTCTACATCCTGCATACGGTAAGGGAAGATACTAGTGCTAAATACTACAAACAGTGTCTCTGG